CTGAACTGGCTTCTCTCTCTGAAAAGTTTGAGGAAGCCAAATCTGCGGTTGCTGAACGTGATGCTTTAACTGCTAAAATTGCGGAACTCACGCAAACCCTGGCTTCTGCTGAAAAGGTTAAGACCGAAGCTGTTTCCCAGATTGAATCTGCTGGAAAGAAGGCTGCTCAAATTGTCGCTGCTGCTGGTGCTACGCCAGTAGAGATCAGCCCGGCTACCAAAGGCAACGAGCCTCCGAAGACCAACGCTGAACTCTGGGAACAATACTTGAAGATGCCAGCAGGTGCGGAAAAGCAAAAGTTCTATAACGCTAACCGCACTCAAATTATTGCGCACCTTGGTTATAAATAAATTTCACCTCTACCATAACTATTAAATAAAATGGCTACTAACTCCGTATTAAATCAAGGCCTTGCACCTCAGTTTGTCGCAGCGGAAACGCTACGCACGTTGGTGCCAGTGCTCCAGCCCGTCAAGGAAATCGCCGTGACGGACTTCTCGTCCTACGTTGACCGCATTGGTAATGTCGTCCACACTCGTTTGGCTTCCCCCCTTACGGCTGCGACGTATGATCCTACGCTGGGCTTCGTGGAACAATCTGCTGTTGCTGCTGACATTCCTGTCACTTTAACCGCACAAACCTACGTGGACATTGCGTTCACCGACGTGGAACAAGGTTCTATTTCGGCCGAAATGCTACGCCGTGTGTTCCTCGCACCTATGACCGAAGCTGTGGCGAAGTCGATGTTCGACAACTTGCTCGCCCTTTGCACGTCGGGCAACTTCTCGAACGTTGGATACTCTGGTGCGACCTCCGGCTTCACTCGTGCTGGTGGCGTGGTTCCTATCACTGCCAAGTTAACGGCGATGAACATCCCCTATGAAGGCCGCACTGCTCTGATTGCTCCTGACGCCTACGCTCAATTGCTCGCAGACCCCACGATTGCCCAATACCTCTCGATTGGTGACAATTCGGTAATTCGTGAAGGCCAAGCGAACGAAAACGCCAACGGTTTCCTCGGTAAGATTCACGGCATCAAGTTCTGGGAGTATGCAGGTTTCCCCGGTCAAGGCACCTACCCTGAACTGGCTGGTATTGCGTCTGCTAAACAAGGGTTGGTTTTAGCCACACGAGTAGCACCTCAGATCGTCACCGGCGGTGGTACGCAGGAAGTAATCACGGACGAAGATTCAAAGTTCTCACTTGCTTTCCGCCAATACTACAACTGGTCGGAAGGTAAGATGCACCTCAACGTGAATTTCATTCAGGGTTCGGCGGTTGGTAATCCCAACGGCCTTGCTCGAATTGTCTTCACTTCGTAATTCAAAGGCTCAAGCCTTTGAGCAGAGCCCCCAGAAATGGGGGCTTTCTTTTTACCCAATTCCTTAGGCTTTCAGGCTTTTCTAAGACCTTGTCATGACGGCGCACTTTTGTATGGTTTAGGCATGTCCAACGCCATGCTTTGCTCTGCCTATGCTGGGACGCCTCCAGATCATTACATCGTGGAGCCCAAGATTGACGGCGTTCGGGTAATTATTCGTGCAAATTCCAAAACAAAACAAGTGGCCTTCTTTTCCCGGAACGGCCTTAAATTCACTTCTTTAAATTGGTTGAAGCCAGCAGTTCTGAATCTAATAAGCAAGACAAGGGGCGACCTTATTTTGGACGGAGAAGTGGTTTCTGGGACATGTCAGCAGACGATTGCAGACCTGTTCAGAAAGAACCACAAAGCAAAGGCTGCCTCAATTTACTTATTTGACGTCATTAAGGACGAAGTCTGGAAGACTCGCCGACAGTGGATGGTTGAGAACCTGCAATTTAACGACGACATTAAGTTAGTCCTGCAATCGGAATTAAACGCTGACATTCCTTCGACTTATAAGAAGTTCCGGGCTCTGGGCTTTGAAGGGGCTGTGATTAAGGACGTTGAATCGGAATACTTTGGGGGGGAAGTTTCCGAGGCTTGGCAGAAGATGAAGGAGAAAGACACCTATGATCTGAAAATAGTGGGCTTCAGAGAGGGCAAGGTTCTCGAAACGCTGGGAAGCCTAGAGGTTTCCTTTAAGGGGAAGATTTACCCTGTTGGAGCAGGCTTTACAGCCAGCGAACGTGCGCACCTTTGGGCAACTCGCGACTCTCTCATAAGCAAGACAGTGGAAGTGGCCTGTCAGGAACTGACCAAGTCTGGAGCCATGAGGCATCCCACTTTTGTTAGAATTCGCCAAGACAAGTGATTCCCTTCCCGGGATGAGCATTAAGGATTGAGGCTGGAAGGGGGCTTAAAGGCCTCTGGCTTGCCTTTTACGGCGGTTTTGACTTCGGGGCAATGGTATGGGAGAGATACAAGACGAATGGTCTTTAGACGCAGCCTCAATTCTTCAGGAAGTGGGCAAGTCAGTGACCGTCCAGCATACGCCTAGTGGGACGCTAGTTCCCTTTTCTGTCATGATCTCGCCGCCCATGGTCGAGCAGGACTTAACGACTGGGGGCTTCCTCTACTCCACGTCCTATGACGTTAAATTTCTTCGGGCTGATACTGTCCTGAACCCTGGGGTTGTGGTTTATGGCAACCTAGTAAATTATAACGGCCTAGCGTTCCGAATTGTCGCAATTAACGACCGCCCACCCTCTGCGTGGATAATTGCAAGGGTCATGGCTAAAGCAGGACCTGCATAAGCTGTGGCTTTAAAAAGCAGGACAAACGTTAGCGTGGACGCAAGGGCGTTTCTGCTTCACTTGCGAGAATTCGCGCACGTTATGGGTCGGTCTTTGGGGGATGTAATTCAAGACCAAGCCGGCAAATTCTGTCGCGACATGATTAACTATACGCCGCCATATCCAGCAGGCCAGAAAGGGACGCCTAAGAACGGCGACACTTTGGCTGCAAAGGCTCATGGCGTGGACAATATAACAAGGTCGGTTTTCAAAATTTTACGCCCAATTGACCGAGCCAAAGCAAATCAAGTGGCTGATACGCATAACGTGGACGCTTTCAGGCTCTGGGCTGAAAACCATGGAAGTAAGAAACGTCCTCATTTGCTCAAATGGAAGCAATTTCAGCCCAAGTTTTCACGAGGCAATGACATTGCGTTTATTCGTGCCGGCGACTTGGACACTATCGAGCGTCTGCACTATAAAGCCCGGGATGACGGAGGCCATGGCAGGCTTAAATCTTTTTACCGCATGAAGGGGTCACCCCCCTTGGCCTTAGTCGAACGAGAAGATGACCTTAAAAAGTATATCAAACAACGTGCTTTGTCGGTGGGCAAATTAAAGTCCACTTGGTATTTTGCCGCCCAGAAGATAGGATCTAAAGAGAAGTTTCCTGCATGGGTTCAGAACGCTGGAGGAACCTCTGACGCAATTGGGGTCAACCAATTGGATACGCCCAACTTGCCAAGCGTCACCGTAGGCCATAGGAAAGGACGTCGAGGCATGGCAAAAGCAGCAGAAAACTTTATAGAAATTTCACGCAATTACCGAGCCTATGCCATGCGAGTTCAAATGGCTGCAAAAGTAAATAAAGAAGGAAACAGCGTCTGGCAAAGCACCTCGTTAAAGATGAAAGCCTACTTTACTTAATCAAATGACTACCCTCTACGGAATTCGCACGATTGCTGAGCAAAGCGTCTTGGCTTGGTTTAATGCCAACACAGCTTCTTTGCCTGGGGTTCAATTAGTCGTAGGCCAGACGGACGCACTTCGGTCTGTTCCCATTATAATTATTCACGCCGAGTCGGCACGTGCGCACCCAGATCTAGGAGGAACGCCTAACGGCAACTTTGAAATTACTGTAAAGATTTACGTCTATTCTTCAGCGGATGACTCCACGCTGGAACAGCACCGAGCCCGAGTCGAGGCCACGCAGGGAATCATGGAAGACTTTGCAAATCTTCAGGCCAATTGGACGCAGGGAACTTTATATTTCAGTCAGATTGTCTCTGACGACGAAGGGGTCGCCGACCGTCGCTATGGGAATGTCATTCAATACAGCCTAGTGGCTGTTTATCCACCTGCTTCCTAAGCTTTTGACTGCGTTGCAATTTTAAGAACATCACATGGCTACTCCACAGACATACGGTAATGCACAAGTTTGGGGTCTTTTAGATACCTCGTCTTTTGTCACTTTGCAGTCGGACGACATTAGCACCTCTGACGCAATCGCTGTTGAAGTCATGAACGAGACTGGCGTCGTCGCGACCCTTCGCATGGACGACCAACGTGATGAAATTTCTCTCACTGGGGTCTTAAAGCCAACGGTTAGTCTTCCTATTCCCTCGAATACGATCACTTACGCCGGGACTTCCTATATCATTACCAACGTGGAAAACGCAGGAACCAACAACGGTTTCCGTCGCGTGACCATTAAAGGTAAGAAATACCAAGGCATCACCACTTCGTAAGCCTTTGGGCTTACCGCCACCCATGGAGAATAGGTGGATTAAAGCAGCAA